ATGCGATGTGTGGGTAGGGGGTGTACCGCTGAACGCAAAGGAGATCTTTCGATTGAGTAGGTATGATGGGTTTGAATCAGTTGAAAAATTCTTCGACTACTTCTACCCTGAGCCAGAAGAAAAAGGTGTTTGGTCAGGTGAAATTTTACACTGGACTACTGGCGCTCTTTACAATCCTGAGAACGCCAATGTGTTTGACCAGGACCCCGTGGCCGTAAGGGGTACTCAGCTAAAGCTTGAAATGCAGCGCGTTGAAAAAGACATCAAGCGTTGCGAAGGATATGTTGGCAACGGCGTATCAAGTAGGCACGAAATGAGAAATAGCCGCCGCCTTGAACTGCTCCGTGTAATGCGTGAGCAAATAGCGGAAAGAATCAATAACCAAAACAATCAATAACCCATGCGATTTTCACCCAAACTTAAAAAAGCTATGCAGCAGATTGACGCTATTTTGCAAGTCAATGATATTGCTGGTGTAGTAATACTGCACACCCCTGGCCACTCTGAGTACTTAACCAGGATCAACCCCACCTACTCATGTGCAAGCATAGTAGACGGTGGCATAAAATTCAAAACTGATCCTAGTGACCCGGTACCTAAAAAGAAACAGATGGCCGCTGATACACTAGAAATGGTTGATGCTCTTGCAATGCAATCAGGGCAAACGTCATTGAACTTATTGGAAGCGTGTGAACTTCTGCAGAAAGCCACAGGCATGAGGCCAGGAGGCAGCAGCCATACCTCACAACAAGAACTAGATAATTAACCATCATGGAAAGCCCCTACTTGACAATAGTGTTGCTCATTGGCCTGGCCATAATAGTGCGCCAGGCTGCGCTCAAGCGCCGTGAGCGGCATAAGATGATCAACGACATACGTATACAGCCCTTGCGTAAAAAGAAGGTGTTCAAGCCCATTAGAGTGCTGCGCCGACACTACTGGCCTATGCGCTCAGCGGTTAGAAAAGTCAGGCCTCGTAAGATGTGGGAAAGCAACTATGAAGATGCTGATGTTGAGTGGGAGGATTTGCCACTAACAAATTACCGTGACATTGACGGTTACAATGATTGACGACGGGCCTCTGTGAACTAGTCGTGGCCAGCGTCTCGCAACAGTGATAACGCACCCTTGACGCGCACCTGGTTATCAAGCTTGTAAAGCCCCCGGCCCGTTATGGCCGGGGGTTCGTGTTATATGCTTATATTTGAGTATTCAACTCGCCTACTTGAGCCAGGATGTAGAACGCTATGACTTACTCATAGTAGGGGGAAGGGGTTGATACTTAAGCTCAAGATTTTATGTTCATAGGATTCGATTTATTCTAGCCGGTGCGTTCTGCGTGCTGGCTTTTTTGTTCATGTGCTGGTGCCGACGTATATTTGTATCGCGGGGTGGAGCAGTGGTAGCTCGTGAGGCTCATAACCTCTAGGTCGCCGGTTCGAGTCCGGTTCCCGCAACAACATTATCGAAAGGGGGTATCTTATTCTTGCAATGAGTGCCCCCGCAGATAGTAGCGTCATAACAACAACCCCAGAGCGGGGCCGGAGATTTGATAAAATGATCCGGCCCCCATAATTTGCAACCGAGTAGTTTGAATAGGTATTCTCCTCTCCGGCCCCGCTAGACCAAGCGGGGCCGGTCTTTTTATATCTTTACGCTCATGAAACTTACCATTGCCCCCGAACTTAAGCAGCTACCCGTAATTGATTATCGAAAGGTCAAAACCCTGCAAGGCGACTTAAAGTACCTGGCTGAAGAAGAAGCCACTAAGCTAAAAGCCTCGATGACCAATCATGGTTTTTTTGTTCCTTTCTTTATATGGAAAGACAAAAAGGGAACGGCACATATGATTGATGGCCACCAGCGGCAAGCCGTATTGCTTAAAGGCAATAGCCGCCCATACAAATTACCATACGTTCAAATCCATGCTGACACCCGTGAGGCCGCTGCTGAAAAGCTGCTACTTGTTACCGGCCAATACGGCAAGGTTACTGAAAGAGGATGGTCAAATTTCATGGATGAATTTGCTATTGAATCATCAACCATTGATGCCATGATGGCCAGCTTTGATTTTGTAATGCCTGACGTGGGCACATCGTCAAGTGGTTTCAAGCCGACCCTTGACCCTAAAGCCGGGGGTGTGGGCATGACTCAAGAGAGAATAGACCGCGCCAAGGGCAAGATGGAAGACAAGTTTTCTACCGTAAAGAACACTATTACCTGTACTTGCCCACATTGCGGTGAAGACTTTCAAATTAGTATGTAAATGAAGAACATGACAGCCTACCAAAAACTGGCATACGCTCTAACTCAACAGCATTTCACCTTTGCTAAGACGATGCCTAAACAGCCCCACCATTACACGTTGAGAAAGCACTGGCAGGGTGAGTTCTCTTTTGACGAGATCGTTCAACTGCTGCGAGACAACAGCGTTGAGCGCGACTATAAGGGACGAACCTACCGTTACTTTATACTCAACGGGTTCAAGTATTGGACCATGGGAGCGCCCATAAAAGACACCATCTTAATCAACCGTGCCGAAGACAAACAGCCCGCCGTTTATGACAAGATAGCTGACCAATACGCTGGCATGTTCTTGGGTATTGATAGCATTGAAGAAGACCAATATGTTTTCTCGTTGATAGCTGGTGACAGGAGCGATTACGACACGGTTCTTGATATTGGATGTGGTACCGGCTTGGCACTTACCTACGTCAAATTTAGCAGCTACCAAGGTGTTGATCCTAGCGAGGCTATGCTGGCCAAAGCTCGTGCCCGGGAAGTTGCCTTTACTAATTTCTGTCAATGCCAGTTTGAGCACTTCTATCCCTGCAAGGTTTATGACCAGGTGCTATGCTTGTTTGGGTCAGCTGGCTACCTCACAACGCCTGAGTTGAAGCGTGCGTACTCAATGGTGGCCGCCGGTGGCCAGCTCGCGGTTATGCTGTTCAAGCCTGGCTATCACCCTGTCACGCACCAAGTAACCGGCATTGACCCGCCGATAACCTACCACGACCCCGTTGAGCTGCCCCATGATGAAGTAATTGAGGTAGGTGATTATCAATTGCTGTTGTGGCAAAAACCAAACCAATAGGTCATGAAGATTTACAGCAAAAAAAACGTGTGGGATGCCGCCCTTGACCGTATACGCTACCTGTTCGACGAGTTCCCTAATGTCATCGTCACCACCAGCGGGGGCAAAGACAGTACGGTGGTGCTTAATCTTGCTCTCAAGGTAGCGGAGGAAAAGGGGCGGCTCCCATTACGCGTTCTATTTGTTGACCAAGAGGCTGAGTGGAGAACGGTCATTGAGTTCATACGCACCCAAATGAATGACCATCGAGTTGACGCGCAATGGTTGCAGGTGCCTTTAAGGCTATTCAACAGCACCAGCACCGTAGACCAGTGGCTGAACTGCTGGCACCCTGACGAAGAAGACAGGTGGATGCGACCGCGTGAGCCTAACGCTATCACTGAAAACGTCTACGGTACTGATCGATTCAAAGAAATGTTCACCAACTACCTACGTGTGACGTATCCTGATCAACCGGCGTGCATACTTGGTGGGGTAAGGTGTGAGGAAAGTCCTAGCAGGATGATGGGGTTAACCAACTACCCGACATATCAGCACATAACGTGGGGTAAGGTTGAGCACAAAAAACGTCGCCACTACGTTTTTTACCCCATATTTGATTGGTCGTATACTGACGTATGGAAGTCAATTCTTGACAACAATTGGCCCTACTGTACGATCTATGATGAAATGTATCGCCAGGGCTTGCCGGTCAACAACATGCGTGTCAGTAACGTACACCACGAGACGGCCGTCAAAACGCTTTACTATCTGCAGGAGATCGAGGGCGATACCTGGCAGAAGCTTACTCAACGTGTTAGCGGTATCAACACCGCCAAGCACATGCAGGATGATGCTTTCAAAGTTGACGAGGTACCCTACATGTTTGATGGCTGGCGGGACTATCGTGACTACCTGGTTGAGCATATACCGATAGGCGAGGCTCAGGCTAAATTCAAAAAGCACTTTAGGGACATGGATGATACATACAGTGCCATGAACGGAACTGGTGAGCGTGACATGTGCCGGGTTCAAATAAGAGCAATGTTGCTCAACGATTACCACAGCACTGTTTTGAAAAATTGGATAGACAGCCCATTGGTACGCAACTGGCTAAAGTCTAAAAATACAGGCATTATTGAAGCGCGTAACCGCACCAACAAATACTTATGAAAAACACTACCACAGCCCACCAGCTACCGCCTGAGCTAATTAAAGCTATATCGGCACACATAGGCACCACGCTTGAAGAGAAAGGGCCGCACGCGGCGGTTGAGGCGGTTAACGCCTTGAATAGATTGGTGCAAAAGCACAGCCCGGTAAAAGATCAACCGGTTAGCTGTGTTCATTGGGTGCCGGTCGAGGACGTTCTGCCTAACGACTACAACCCTAACAGCGTAGCACAAATTGAAATGGGGTTGCTGTACACCAGCATCAAACAGGATGGCTATACCCAGCCTACCGTTACGGTGTACGATCCGGCCGTTAAGAAGTATGTAATAATTGATGGGTTTCACAGGTACTTTACCTGCAAGGTGAACGATGATATACGTGACCGCAATTACGGTTACCTGCCTATCGTAGTGCTCGACAAGGACATAAATGACCGCATGGCCAGCACCATACGTCACAACCGGGCAAGGGGCAAGCACAGCATAAAAGGCATGAGTACCATCGTGTTTGAAATGCTTGAGAACGGATGGGATGATGTTGCAATATGCAATGAACTAGGTATGGAGGCTGAGGAATTGCTTAAATTGAAGCACATAACAGGATTCAGTAAGTTGTTTGAAGACACTGAGTACAAACAGTCTTGGGAAACCAAGCGAATGATAAAGCTGCGCACTGGAAAGTTGCCGCCAGCGAAGTAACTTTTTCGTGAGGTTATAATGTGAGGGGGCGTGCCAGGTGTGCGCCCTTTCTTTTTGCGGTATTACCTTAGCTGGCAAATACCACCCCACTGATATGTACGATCGTCCTTTAAAGTTAGACCAAACCAGGCTACACAATCCACCTGAAAGTATAGGCAATTGCTTTGCCACCGTAGTAGCGTGCTTGGTTCATATGGCCATAGATGAAGTTCCAGCCGTTGAAAAGCTAATGCCCGATGTAGGCAATGATTCACAGCCTGATTATGAGCTTAGTTGGGTTGACATAATGACGGCCTGGCTAAACGAACATGGTTACAGTTGGTACGTGCTTGAGGAATGGCAGAAAGACGAGTACTACATAGCTGTTGGTCCAAGCCCTCGGGGAGTTAACCACTGCTGTATTTACCTAAACGGTGACCTTTACCACGATCCCCACCCAAGCCGTGCGGGCCTGGTTGAGGTTAAGACAATGGAGGTCATCACAACTACACCATCATGAACGATGAATTTGCAGGGCTTGAAATGGCCAACGCTCAACTACTATTTGCCGTAAGCGGTGACTACGGTCAACGAGAAAAGCCAGGCCGTGACTCTTCAAACAAGTGGATATTGCAGCTGATACAAAGCCATGACGGTGGGGTATTCAGGTGGGCAACTGATGACGGTGAAGTTGCCTGGTGCGCCATATACATGGAGTACTTGCTTTTGTCAGTAGGGGCTATTCAAGATGTCAGAACTAATGCCGGTGCAACCGCCCTGGCGCTTTCATGGCGGTACAGCGGACGGCGAATAGCGTCACGTACTGAAAAGCGTCCCGGAGTATTTACTGGCGGGCTGGTGTATTATGGCACGGTACTGCCTGGTGACCTTGCCATCTTTACGCGCCGGGGTGGTGGCCACGTAGCATTGATCAAGAGAATTGACTACGATTTACAGGTGGTGTATGTTGAAGGGGGTAACCAAAACAATGCGGTAACCGTCTCAGCATATAAACTTGATCGCCTGGTACAAGTTAGAAGACTATTCTTGCACCCTGGCAAAAGCGCCAGCTAAAAGTTAGTGATGAAAGTGTGGCCAAAATTCAAACTGTATGCTCAAGCCAAAAACGATTTGGCTACAAGGGAGTGCTGGTTCAATTGCTTTTCATGCAACAAAAAATGGATACAAACAGAAACAACCCATATTCATATGATTATGCTTAAACCAGGAGCGCAGACAGGCAGCTTGACCCGCTTTATCTGTGACTACTGTGAGGCACAAAACAACAAGTAATGAGAGTCTTACCATTTGTAATTTTATTGTTGGCCTTCCTGGCCTTTGACGTTGAGGGCCAACAGCGCCCTACCGATATTATCGGTGACGTTCATCTTATCACGCCGATTGTTGAAAGCCCTCCTATGACGGCTGAATCAGCATCAGCTTTTGTTAGGTACCAAACGCTACGAAATTGGGGTATCAAACGTCTTGGTCTTGATAGCATCATGCTGCACCTGACTGGCAAAAACGTTAAAGTGTGCATCTGTGACACGGGAGCTAGTGACCACTTCGCCCTTGATAGCAGCGTCGTGGCCAGTGAGAACTTTAGCCCTGACCCCCACGCCAACGACGAGAACGGTCACAGTACGCATGTTGCTGGCATCATACACGAAATAGCTCCTGACGCTCAGCTCCTGTTCGCCAAGGTGCTCAGCACAAGCGGCCACGGTAGCAACCGGGGGGTTGCCGATGGAGTTACCTGGTGCCACCAGCAAGGCGCTGACGTTATTAACATGAGCCTTGGAAGCCCTGAACCTAGCGCACGACTAGAAAAGGCCATACAGGCCGCCGTAGCTGATAGTGTAATTGTAGTAGCGGCGGCTGGCAACAGCGGGCAATCAGCTGATGAAAACCGTATGGGCTACCCTGCCAGATATGACTTCACCATTGCCGTAGGTAGCATTAACTATGATTTGCTGCTTTCGTATTACAGCAGCAGCGGAAGCGAAGGCGACGTATTGGCCCCTGGAGAGAAAATACTTTCAACCTGGTTGGATGATCGATACATCGTATTGAGTGGTACCAGCATGGCCGCACCATACGTGGCTGGAATGGCTGCGCTCAGGGTTGAGCGTGACGGGTTGACCGGCGTTGAGGAGGCGCTGCTGAAAGCAACCGCCGTAGACATACCTCCTGAGGGATGGGAGAGGAACAACTTTAGCGGCTACGTGAGCGCTAGATATTTTGAAGTGGGCCCAGACATTGCCCCGCCAGTAGATACGCCCGTGAGCACCAGCAGACCGGCCTCTACGTTGATTGTAATACTGATTGTAGTGGTGGTTTTAGGTGTAGCGTATGGTAGCACCAGGACTCAAACAGCAGAAGTACCTAATGAATAAATAATAAGTTCAGCGATGGCTAAAGCGAAGGCGAAGGGAAGCCCGAACAGAAGTAGAAAAGTTGCCAAACCGGCCAGTAAAAGAGTATACTACCACACTGTTGAGTGGGGTGACAAGTCATACCGGCTGGCTAAAATCGGCAAGGGCAAAGACGTGCCCGTTAAGAATAAAATAGCCATCGCTGAACTGGTTTGCTTGATGTATGAAACGGACCAATACACCTTGCAAGAGTGCCTACAAAAATGTGGGGTTACAGATCGAACAACCTGGTATCATTGGCGCAATCAAATCCCACAAATACAACAGCGTTATGTAACGGCACAAAAAATCAAGAGCGATGCCTACACTCACAACCTTAGAGATCGTGCACTGACGGCGCTTGAAAAGGCTGTAACGGGCCATACGGTAACCACCACAACCCGTAAGGCCGAGGTAACCAATGTGTACAATCCTGACGGCAAATTTTTACGGGCCGAGCCTGTAATAACTGAGGTAATAACTAAGGAGACTCATATACGTGCCAACTTTAGAGCGGTTGAATTAGTGCTGTTCAACCATGACAAAGAAAACTTTCAGCGCAGCCCATCATTACCGGTTGACCCTGAACAAGCAGCACCAAGCAATATCAAGATTGTCATCGAGGGCGGTAGCGTTGAGCCAGTAACAAGCGAGGATGCTATAATAACTGACATATGACATCATCTGTCAGCAGCATTGAAGCCGTGGCCGTCGAGGCTCAGCTGGTAACCAGCCCGGTATTTGAGTGGAACTATAACAGTACCGCCCGTATCTGTATCAACCAGGGTGGCACCAGCAGCGGAAAAACATACGCTATACTTCAGGTAATATTCATGATGCTGATTCAGGAGAAGCGCATTTGCACCGTGGTCGGTGAGGATTTGCCCAACTTGAAAAAGGGAGCTATACGGGACTTCAAAGACCGCATATTGACTGCCAGCCCGTGGATGAATAAGTATATAGCTAAGTACAACAAAAGCGAGTACGTCTACACCTTCACCAATGGCTCAATTTTAGAATTCACTAGCTTCTCTGATTCGCAAGATGCCAAGAATGGTAAGCGTGATATTTCATTTTTTAATGAAGCCAATGGTATACCTTACCCGATATATCAACAGGTGGCCATGCGTACCACTGAAAAGATATTTTTAGACTACAATCCTAGTGAGGAATTTTGGGTGCATGAGCACGTTGCTATTGAACACAATGCAGTAACGTATTACTCTAACTTCACTCACAACCCATACGTTGATCCTAGCGTAGTTGAGTACTTGTATCAACTAAAATCTAGGGAGCCTGAAACCTGGCGGGTCTATGGCTTGGGGATAACCGGGGTGGTGAGCGAATTGGTTTACCCAAAGTATACGGTGATAGACACTATGCCTAGAGCCTTGAAGAAACGAGGTTATGGCATGGACTTTGGTTATAGGGCTGACCCCACCGCCCTGGTTGAGGGAGGTCTAGCCAACGAGCGTGACGTTTTTCTTGACCTTGTTTTCTACGGTTACCAAATGAAGACCTACGACATTGACGAGCGTATGGTTACTGAGAAAGTTCGTCGCCAACTCACCATAGCTGGTGATGGTGCGGAAGACAGAGTAATTGATGATTTGCAGGTACTTAAGTGGAAGATATACCCGGTTACCAAAGGGCCGGGAAGCATAAAGTATGGCATCAACTTATTGAATGATTACAACCTACATGTAACTCAACGTAGCGTTGACCTGCTCAACGAATTGCGCAAGTACAAATACAAGACTGACAAGAAGACGGGCAAGATATTGAACGAACCCATTGATGCCTGGAACCATGCTCTTGATGCCGCCAGGTACTATGCCATGGAGAACCTTAAGCCGCTCAGGAAAGGCGGGGGTGCCCGGCGGCGCAATTGATCGTTAAGGTATTTGTTCTTACTTTTGAACATCAAAGTGGCCGATGGGACCGGCGCACGCTTCAATTATCATCACGTAATTCAACCTTGCAATGGCACAATGTGACTGCCCTTTGGGCGCATCTATCACCACTATTCGTACTAGCGACTGTCCCCTGAAAGTTGGCCAGTTACAGCGGGCGATTTTTCAACGCACTAAAAACGGTAATGCCCTTAACTGGATAGACGCAGCGGCCGCTCTGTTGCTGGCCACCTACACGGCGCTCATTAATGCAGCCGACAGCACCAAAATTGTAGTAACCCCATTTTTCGAAGAGCCGGACCTTGCGCCAGGTGGTGCTCGCACCAGCGGCGGCGGCAACGCCAGCGTTGGAGGCATTGAACGTATCATTGGCCGTAACCCAACGGCCTTTACTGCCAACTGGCCGGAGACTCAACAGTACATCATCGAGGACATCAAAGGTCTTGAATGTGATAAGCTGTCAGTATTCTTCATTGACGAGTTTGACCAAATAATTGCTCAGGGTGATGATGGTGAAAACCCAAATCAGTTTAGAGGCTTCCCCATCCGCAGCTTGTTCACTGACGACTTCAACGGTGGTAAGTTTGACACTACGGGGTTGAATGCTTTTCAGTTTCAATTAGTACCTAATTGGAGTGACAAAATGGCTTTGATCTCACCTACTGATTTTAGCCCTCTTGAAGAACTGTAAGCCATGGCTAAAGTAAAAGATCAATCGCTATACCACCCGCTGTTGGGCAAAATGACTAAACCCGCCCCGTGGGGTGATAAGGTCATGGCGCTGGAAAACAACGGCGGGTGGGAGTGGTACGATGGCCAGGACTTAGAAGACCAGGCCGACAATTCATCAACCCTTACTACAAAAACTGATGGGGCTAACGAGGACGCAGGTATCGGAGATTCTAAGCGGAAAGGCAAAGGGGGCAAAGAGCCAACTGCCTAAAGCTGCTGAACAAGAGCGTAGACTACGGTTTCATTCACAGCCCACGCTTTCGGCCCTGGATTCATCCGGGGCTTTCAACGTTCATATGAGGAAGGTAGGAAAGCTGCTACCTAGAGACAAGAAAGAAAGCTATGAAGTAGTGTTCCCGTGGCCGGTGGCCACCGTGCCATTTACTGGTAAAATATACACCACAATTAAAAAGTTGTGGGACGGCCGCAACCCTGTTTTTAAGTATGAATTCACCAGCCCAAGCGAGAAAGATGATTGGCACGAATACCGTACTCAAGAACTTAAAAGTATGCAGCGTTGGCGTACTGAAGGGTTTGAAGTAATGCGCAACAGCATCAACAGCATCATGGTTGTTGACTTGCCTCTTGAACAATCAGGAGATAGACCTGAACCCTACTCGTATTATCTTGACGTTAATAGCGTCGTTGACATATTGCCCGCTACAAATGGCACCGATTTACAGTGGATAATATTCAAGCAGGACGAACTAAGGATGGCCGTTATTTGCGACGAGTTCTACCGCATTTACCGTATTGAAGAAACAACCCGTCAGGCCGCTTCTGAGCCTGAATATGAGATACCGCATGGGTTGGGCTATTGCCCTGCTCGTACGTTCTGGACAACGCCCCTGAGCTACCGTAGACCGTTGATCAAAAAGCAAGCCCTAAGTGAGCACGTTGGCGATCTAGATATGCTATTGTTTTTCACCGTAAGCAATGAGCATTTGAACCTTTACGCCAGGTACCCGGTCTATTGGGCTTTTGGTGCTGACTGTAACTACGAGAACGAAACGCAAGATTCACATTGTAGCAACGGCATCATGCACAAGAATGATGGCCGGGTACTTGAGCGTGACGGTAAAGCCGTCCCTTGCCCCGTGTGTGAGCGCAAGCGTCTTGACGGGGCTGGCAGTCTTATAGAGATAGACCCGCCCAACAGGGTTAATGACAAGGCTGATTTGCGTGAGCCGGTTGGATTTTTGAGCATTCCCCGAGAAGCCTTAGAGTACAACAATGAAGACCTTGAACGCCGCCGGTTGCAGATACTTACCTCGGTAACCGGTTTTCAAGGTATGCCTATCAACAACCAGGCTGTAAACGAGAAGCAAGTACTTGCCATATTTGAAAGCCTTGAGGCAGCACTTAAGGAGCCACAAAGCAACTTTGAACAGGCTATACAGTGGGAGCATGAAACGATATGTAGACTACGGTACAATAGCTTTCAATCAGCTAGTGTAAACCTTGGCACCGAGCATTACATCTTGACCCCCGATCAGCTTATGACATTGTACAAGATGGCCCGTGAGGGTAGTTGGAGCACCAACATTCTTGACATGTTAGAGGACAGGTACTATGAAACTGAGTACCGTAACAACCCTGAGCAATTGCAGCGTCAAAAAATGTTGGTTGACCTGGACCCTTTCAGGCACCGAACGGTTGATGAAGTAACCAGCATGTACGAGACAGGTACTATACCATACGGTGAGTATTTGGTGAAAGTCAACATGTCAACTTTCGTGGCCAGGTTTGAGCGTGAAAATGCACCCTTGACGATGTTTGGTATTCAACTTGAGTACTCAGGACGCATAGCAGCTATAAAGGCTGAAATGCTTCGTTATGCTCATGAGTACAAAGAGGACGATAACGACGATGCCGGGCAAGATGCTGCGCTACGTAGCAAAATGGAGCTTTACACAATAGGGGTTCGTGGTGGCAGCATAACCCCACAGACTCAAGACGAGGCAGCATTCCGTACTGAACTAGGATTGCAGCCCATGAGCGAAGAAGCTACTAAGGCTTGGGAAGAAGACCAAGGAGTACGTAGGCCCGTAACGCTCAAATCAAAAACTCAACTTGACGCTGAGGCAACACCACCCGCTTCGGCTACTATTTAATCACCAGCTCAAATAAACCAAAATGAGTAAAATGACTAAAACTAAGCGCATTGAACTAATTAAATCATTAGTAACTCAAGGTGACCCTCTTGACGCTATCATTGATTTGGTAGTATCAGAATCAGGAGCAGCCAAGGGCACAGTGACCAATGACATTCGAAACCTATACCCCAATGGGTTGCCACTGCTTAACGATGGCGATGGCGACGGCGGCCAGGGCGACGGCGACCAGGCCGCAAACAATGATGATGAGCTTGCGCGGTTACGTGCTCAGCTTAAAGAACGTGACGAAAAACTAGCCAATCAAGAAGCTGAAATTGCTGGCCTTCGTGATGCTACTGGTGCCAACTTGAAGGCTGGCGCTAATCCAGAAGAAGCCAAGGGCCGACTACTTTCTTACGAGGTGCCTAAAAATGAAACAGGTTTCATTCATGCAGAGATCGAGGAGACTCAGTACAGCGCCAGTGATGGCAAAAAGATCAGTACCCCACGGTTGCAAAAGTTTGACCTTCGTGCCTGGTTACAGTTCAAAGCTCAAGCTAGTAAGCTGGGCTACAACTTTGTAAAAGTGTGGCACGCTCCTGAGGGCGTTGATACTACTATTGCCCCCATGCCTAAAGGCAACCCCAACCCAACCAATTAAACCCCGTGGGCGTGCCGTGAGGCCGCCCACACCCATAATATCTAATCACCCCATAAATACGGGACATTTATGCTTACCATTGAAATTATTAAGGCCGTGCCCGGCCTGGCCACTCTTAACGAGGATCAAATAAAACTACTTACTGACTTATCATCAAACGATGAGCAGCAGGTAATAGGCAACAGAATAGGTGAAGTGTACAGGCAAATTGACAGCGACATTGCAGCTATAACCGGTAACACTCGTGACCCTAAAGTAAAGACCTACGACTACCTTAAGTCTGAGCTAGGTACAGCTTTTAAAAAGTCTAAGAAATCAGGCGATACCGGTAAACTTGAAGCTGAAATTGCAACCCTTAAGACTCAAAAGCAGAGCCTTGAAAAGCAGATAAAAGAAGGTACCGGAGACGTGGCGTTGCGCAATCGAATTACTGAACTTGAAACCAAGGTAACAGATAAGACTTCTGAGGTAAACAGGCTGCGCACTGACACAACCAAACAGCTATCAGACCTTCAACAAGAACTTGCCACAGCCCGCCAAGCTGCTACTGAGTTTGAACTGCGCACTAGCATCAATACTCACCTGGCAAAGTCAGGTGTAAAATTCCTTGACACTATACCTGAGGACTTGCTTAACGACTTGCTTGAGACAAAGAAAAATGAGTTTGTTAACAGCTTCGTCATGGATAAAATCGACGACGGCAAGGGGGGCAAGAAAAATGTGCTAAGGGATCCACAAACCAAGGAGATATTGCGCAACCCTCAAAACAGCCAATTCCCATACAGCCCCGGTGAGCTATATCTGACCAAAGTAGCTAGTTTACTTGACACTGGTAAGAAGCAACCTGGTGGAGGAACTAAGCCCCCAACGGCCCCCGGCGGCGGTGGCCAGGCAGGTGCCGGTAACACGATTGACTTAGGCGGTGCGGCTACTCAGGTAGATGCTGACGAGGCAATCATCAACCACCTTATACAGAAAGAAGGCATGACCAAGTTATCACCTGGTTTTTCTGATAGACAGATAGCCATACGTACAGAAATGGGAGTGGCAAACCTGCCAGCAACAGCGGATTCCGCTGCTCAGTAGGCCATCATTTGCAAAAACTTACTTACTTTTGAACCATTCAGAGACACGGGACGTCTCATCACCCCGCTAAATTTGACCAATGAGTCTACTTGATACGCGGCTGTTGGCGTTCCGTGCGCAATCGCCCCTTGACAAATGGGAGCACCGAGCCAGCCAATACGGTTTTCTTGATCTATTCGCAGCTCAAAGCCGTGGCTCCAACAGCATTATTACTCAGGACATGGTTACCAAAGCCATTGCCGCCGCCGGTTCAGTGCTTGAGGTACCTGTTATTGATTACAGGGCTGATACAGTACAGAACACCACCTTACCCCTGGTGATTGCAGGAACGCCAAGCACCAGCCGCATGGTGGCCATTTCCTTCACTGATTATTACTTCGGGTTCCTTATTCACCCCGCACAGCATTTCAACAATGAAATCAGTATGCAGCGTGAATTCAATCGACAGTATGAACGCCATGTGCTTGAACTTCTTCAACAACTTGACGTAAATTCCGGTGCCGCCCTCGAGGCCCGCAAAACTCAAGTTCAACCTGGCGACCTGCTGGGTGGACGTTACGGGTTTGTCGCTAACAATGTGGTTGCCCCACCTAGTGAGCACAAAGCAGCCATGGGTGATTCTGGCGTATTGCAGAAGGAAAATGACTACTATGGCATGATGCACGTAGTAGGCAATCCTAGTCTTGAAAGTTTCATGAACAATAACGTTCGTGAGTTCGGCCAATTCAACACTCAGGATAAAGCCTACCAGCTTCGTGACAAGATGTTTCACTTTACTAACAACTTGGCTAACGGAGTCGGTAACCAGGGAGCTATGTTTGTAGTTCCTTCTGGATCAGTTGGCCACTTGCAGCAGTTCGCCCCTGATTGTGTAATGCGCAACCGGACCCGTGACGGCAAGTACATTTGGGACATTGAAGCTAATATGCCTATCCTCGGTATGCCGATGGGTACATACAGCTATGACGGTGCTGTTGACGGTAGTACCTTGAGTGGCGCGGCCACTGCTTTGAATACCGCTACTTTGAGCCAAGCGTTTGGCTTCCACATGCGTCTTGCGAATGTGATCGTTTACAACAGCGACCCCGCTACCCGCCCTGACCCTATCATGAAAATGGTAATGTCAAATACTGAGCTGGCGTAACAGTCGCATAGTTACCTATTCAAACTTTGGGGCGGCCCGGCACTTAGCCTGGCCGCCCCTTTATCTTTCACCCACCCCTTTACTGATATGCAAACGTTTGATCAAGAGCGAGTACTTACCGCCCTGGCTGCCCTGGTAGGCTGGCGGCAAAACCATGACGCTAGTGGCTGGCAGTTGAACAATGATAACTTAGCGATGTCAAGTAGGTTTGACTACAATGGTGTGCATCCCCTATTGACCTTTGACAACTTAATGTCAATAGCTCCACAGTTTGATTTGATTCACGACACGGATGCAGCCGCCGAAATTGCGCTGAATAACTGGTTAAAGGAAAAGACAGATCAAGCTATACTGTCATGTGTGACGGCCTGGCTTGAAACCAAAAATGAATTCAATACCGCCCCTACCTTGTTGACATGGGAACGCTTGTTGCCTGAGTATGGAAACCCTGTTGATACGGTTAGTAAAACAGGCAAGACCGTTGGCCTGGCAGTCAAGCCACGGGTAAGCGAAAGCATGGCCACTCACGTAACTGCTATTGGCGTTCAGTTGACCGAAGATCAATCAATAACAATAAGCTTGCACCGTACCGGAAAACCCGAAGCGGTAGACAGTATTGATGTTGATTATACCGAAGCCGGTGGTACGCAGTGGGTGTCTGTTGAGTGGAGGCTTGAAAGTCAATCAACTTATTATATCAGCTACCAAGAGAATGACCTGCAAGGCCAGGCCGTAAATGGCATTGTCAACAGCCCCGGCGGCGTGTATCAAAGCGAAACGCTACCGGCGGGCCGGTACCTTACGGTAGCGGCGTTCGGCGCTCCTGCGGCCGCTGACGGCTTATTGTGGGATTGGCACCAAGACTCGTTTGTTATAGGCAACAACTTTGGATTGAATTTGAAATTGACGGTAGGGTGTGACTACACTGAATTCATAGTTTCAAATGCCAGGCTTTTCAACAACCTGGTGCGGCTGTCAGTGGGTATATCAATGATGAACGAACTGGCCTACAACGCCAACAGCAGGGTAAACCGCAACGAGGCAAACGTTAGCAGGGCTGAAGTTATATATGCCATCGAGGGTGACCCTCAATCAAGCGGCAAAAATATGCAGTCATTGAACGACAAGTACATGATGGCCATGGGGGCGTTGCAGCTAGACACGGCTCAAATTGATCCCGTTTGTTTGACGTGCCGGCGACGCTCAATTCGCTACCGTTCTCAAGGCCCGAGATATTAGAGTATGGACCTTACAACTATCATAGAAAACGTCAAAGATTTTGACCGCAACATTGATACCATACTGGTTGACCTGGTTGCTAGAACTCAAGATAGAACGGTCAGAGAAATGAACGAAAATCAAATGTTCATTGATGGCCAGGACGCGGAGGGCCGGGCCATTGTACCGGCCTATGCAGCTTCTACTATTGAGCGCAAGAAGAAAAAGGGACAGCCCTACGACCGGGTTACGTTGAGGGACACCAGGGACTTTCACAACAGCATACTTGTGGAGTACCGGGCCGACGAGTTTCAACTTGACGCTGACGATTTTAAAACACCTTACCTGGCAGACCGGTACGGCTATGAGATATTGGGCCTCACACCAAACAATGTTCAAATACTAAGTGACCGATTACGGCCAATCCTGGCGCGTGAATTTCAAAAATCAATACTCAAGTAATGGGACCTCGTAAACCACAAATACCCGTGCCGGTTGAGCCGGAGCTTTTAGACCGTGGGTTGGGCCTGTTTCAAGCCCACTTGGCTGATAAATTAACCTGGCTTGATGCTGCCTACGGTAGAGCTGAGAAGTTACAGGAGACGCAGCAGAAACGCGCCGTAGTGTTTCCGTCAGTGTACGCCGGAGGGCCGGTAGGAAAAGAGTACCGAAAAGTGTGGCCCGACGAGCACTTAGGCAACTTTAGTTTTTTTGATGTTGAGGACGGTACTCAGGTACGGGCCGTGGGCCGTAAGGTGCAAAAGGTACGGGCCTCCGTGGGCCTCGTGGTGTCATATGACTTTCGTACCGTGTACCCTGACGACTGGCACATGAGAACTAGAGACAATGTTTTGAATGAGGTAATACTAGCTGTTATCAGCTTGTCAAAACCTGGCCTTGAAATAATGGCCGGTAAAACTTGGTATGAAGCCAAGAACGTTTACAAAGGGTACACTGACAAAGAGATCAATGAGCAATACGCTATGCGTCCTTATGGCCTACTTCGTATTGACATTGATTTAAATGTTAGCCCTGTCTCATGTTAATACAAACTATCAAATGTCTCAAGAAAACAAAGCAAACAAGCCATCAAAATATGACAGCCTATTGAGGTATGGCGTACCTGGATTGATTGGCACCGTACTACTTTTATCGCTACCGTACCTAATCGACCTTTGGCGGGTAAGTAGAGAGCAAGATCGAAAAGATTTAACGCTAAGTGACAACGTTCTTGAGCGCCATATAGGTAGGCTTGAGACGCAGCTAGACCAATGTAGTGAGGAAGTTGTTTTCATGAACGCACAGATAGCCGTAGCAGCTGAGCGAAGAAAAATAGAACGCGCCGCATGGGACGATGCAGAAGCCGCAATGTGGACGCTAGTATTACGGGGTAATGATTTGAGACTTGAGGCTTGCAATGATGCTTTTGCTAATTGGGTACTAGCACCAGGAGGCGTAACGGCTGAAATGGCTAATGGTAAAACCTGGTATGATATATTTCCTCAAACCCAAGCGGCCATGTATGACCGTGAAGACCGCCAGGTTGTAAACCTACGATCTACTTTTTACTCCGATGAAACCTACTCATACAACCTTGATGGAACTAAAAACTTTTGGGTTGTCATGAAGTGGCCACTCATAGTTGAAAGCAAACTCGTAGGTTTACAGGGTATTGCCGTCCCACTCAAAAATACTGTTCGATGATAGTTACCCACAATAAGCATGTAATTGAAATGTTCAGCGATGCCGCACAGCTACCAGCCGTTAGGTATCAATTATTCAACCTCAATGTGCTGCTTGATGCTCACATTGGCAGTGATTTGAATGGCTTAGATACCAGGCTCACCAGCAGCATTAAGCGAATGGAAGAAGATGTTGCCGGTGCTCAACGTGAGATCGTTAATTACAGCCAGGCCGTTCGGTGGGTTATGGCCAAAAGCTCACCGGCGTTGCGGAGCTTTATTTGCATGTGCAAGTCAATTGATGGCTCACCTATATCAATCGACGAGTTGACTGATGATGGTATCAATAAATGGCTTTTGGTTCTTGACCGCACAGCAATGCCCATGGAAAAAATAAGAGGCACAATCTACCGTGTAAAAAAAAAGTTGAGGATGATTTAGCGTTGCACTTTCCTGGCATGTTTGGCGGGGCGCAGGAAATGGAGTTTGCGGTTACGCTTAAGCGACGAACGATAGTGCTCCTGCAGATGATACAAGCTGATGGCCATGAAGAAATGATTGATAATCTTAACGATGAATTGCAGGACTATGACCGTAAACTTTTGAAGATGCAACCCGCCAAAGACTTCCACGGGCCTGACGGGTTAGAGGTTAAAATGATGCGCGGGTTTGAGCTAACGTGTATAATGCTCAGACAGAGGGCTTTTCACAGTACCCCCCGCACCATGGGTACTATATCTTTTTATCACGCTCTCCACACATTGAAGGAGCAGCAAAAGCCAAGAAAGTAAATTGATTAGTCATGAATCCAATTAAGGCGAGTGATCTGTACGAAGACGATGGCGCGTTAAAGAAGCTACTTAAGGAGCTTAACGCCGTGGGTGACAAGCTCACTGAGTTAAAAAACCAGCGTCTTGCTGAAGCTTCTGAAATAGAGAAAGCTTTAACAACAACCAAGGCCGGGAGCCGGGGCGGTAGAACTGAAATTGATCAAGCCGCCAAAGAAGCTGCTGCGCTTGAACGTGCCTACAAGTCGCTTAATTTTGAACTTAGCGAAAACGGTAAAAAGCTGGCGGGGGTAAAGCTGGCGTTACAGGAGCAGCGCAGGATTAACAAGCTTGAGCAAAAGCAAATTAGAGCGGTTGCTGGCAGCTATGACGCATTGAGTGCGCAGTACAGCATAAATAAAGTAGCCCTCAATAAATTAACTGACGAGCAACGCCTCAACACCAAAGAAGGAAAAGAGCTAGAGCAGCAGACCGCCGCTATCTTCGAAGAAATGAAGAAGCTCCAGGAGCGCACAGGCAAGCACACTTTGAGCGTTGGTGATTACGGCAAAGCTTTGCGCAGCGCCGTGGGTGATCAAAAGAAATTGGCCCTTGAGCTTAAGCGCACCAAGGAGGAATTTGTAGAGGCCAGCGGAATAGTTGGCGCTAGTGAGGAATCACTGACCGCGTACCAGGACCGCATATCTGAGCTAACCGACGAGATTGACAGCTTGGGTAAAATAACGGGCAAGACTGCTGACGACTTCAAAGATGGATTCCTTGACAAGCTTTCTGAAACTGACGGCGTGGCCGGGCAAGCCGCCCGTGGGGTTAAAGGATTTGGAAACGCCTTGAAGGGGCTGTTGGCTAACCCGGTGGTAGTCATACTGGCCACCCTGGCCGGAGTGCTTATAACTCTGTTCAACGCATTCAAGCGCAGTGAAAAAGGCGCCGACTTATTTGCTAAAGCTACCGGTCTAATAAATGGCATTCTTAGCCAGCTGACCGCCCTGGCTGATACGGTTGCTGATGCTGTTATATTCATCTTTGAAAACCCACAACAGGCGCTTGAGGATTTTGGCAACCTGCTGTTGAGTCAAGTTATAAATCGTTTCAAGGCCATACCGGCGCTTGTGTTCGCTGTTGGCAAAGCTTTTGGGTCATTGGTCACCGGCGACCTAGAAGGCGCAAGGAAGGCAGCAGGAGAGGCCACCACGGCGTTTGCACAACTTACCACGGGGCTTGATGCTGGCCAGCAAAAAGAATTCACTGACGCGGTTAAGGAATTGACCAAAGAAGTGATCGATGAAACCAATGCCTTCATACAGCTTGAAGCAGCCAGGCGAGCAATTAGAAAAGAGAACAGGCTTCTTGCTGCCAGCGTTGAGGCGGTGGCCACGGCCGAAGCTAAGGCCAACATAATTGCTGACGATACAACCAGGTCGTTTGCTGAGCGCCGGGCGGCTCAAGAGGAGGCCCGTAAAGAGTTGGAGAAACGCGCCGCCCTCGAGGTGCGGCTGGCACGCAATAACTTGAACCTGCTGCGTCAAGAGATCGCCCTGCGCAGAAATAACGGCGAAGAAGTAGAAGATCTTTTAGACCAGCAACTTGGGGCGTTCCGTGAGCTTAAAGGTGCCGAGCGTGAATACACCGTGGCCGTACTTGATAATGAGCGTACACGGCGTGAGCTTAGACAGGATGAACTAGAGCGCAACCTTGACTTTTTGATTGACGGGTTTGACAACCAAAAGACGATCAACGAGAGGCAAATAGCTGATGAACGGTTAACGCTTGCTGAGCGTAGGGCTATCCTGGAAGAAACCAACCGGCTATCTGACACCAGCTTTGACGAGCAGATAAAAACCATACAGGAGTTTACCAATGTACGTGTTGATGCAAATGCTTTGATCGAAGCCAGCGATGCACGAGTATTGAACGAGCGTATTAGGAGCCTTGGACTGTCTGAAATAATTGAAGGCCGTTTGCTTGAGATAGTTAGAGACAGAAGAAGCGCAAACCAGGATTTAGCTGAGGCACAAAACGACCTTGATCAAGCAGCACAGGAGCAATCACTGAAAGCCCTTGAGCAGCAACAGGCTGACGCAAAGACATCTTTTGAGCTCGTGCGGCGAACTGAACGAGAGAAAGCCGAGTTTGCCATTGAGCAGAAGAAAGCCGAATTAGCCGCTATACGGGCTTTAAACCAGGAGCTTGGCAGTACAGTAGTGCCCGTTGACACAACGGGCCTTGAGCGCGAGCTGACGGCGTTGACGGGCAAATTAGACCAGGCCCGCCGGGCTACCGGCCTGGCTCAGTTCGACGAGTATCAAAAGTTAGCTGCCAGTGAGTTTGCACTGCTTGAAAAAACAGAGCAAGAAAAAACGGTTTTCAGGTTAGAGCAGGAGCGCGATAGGTTAAAGAAAATATTACAACTCAATGAAGAGTTTGGCAAGCAATTGACTAGCCAGCAGCGACAGATAATAACCAACCAGATAGCCGCCCTCGATGCAGAGGTAAGTAAAGTTGAGCAAGAAGACGGCAAAGACATTTATGACTTGTTTGGTATAACGCTGACCGACGAGAAGAAAGCGGCCATTGCTCAAAGCTTTGCTTTCATCAAGCAGCAGATAACGGCACTTACCCAACAGCGATTGCAGGAGGCTCAAACCGCCGTTGCTGCTGCCAACCAGGAGGTGAACGAACGTCAACGCTTACTTGAGATTGAGCAGCAAAACGCCCTTGCTGGTGAAGCTAGTCGAGTAGACAGCGCCAGGCGAGAACTTGCTGAGCAAAAGAAGATACAAGCCGACGCACTTAAGGAGCAAGAGGCTGCGCAAAAAGCCCAACGTAGGGCGCAGACAATTGAGCAAACAGGAAATTTGTTAACCGCCAGCTCTAAAATTTTACAGACACTAGGTTTCCCCGCCGCCGTGCCGTTCATAGCGGCCATGTTCGGGTTCTTCACTGCGCAGAAAATCAAGGCCGCCAAGCTGGCCGAACAGTTTGGTGGTGGAGGCACCGGAGTATTTGCTGGCACAGGTAGCCATGCCACCGGAGACAACATTGCATTCGGGCAACGCAATGGCAAGACCTTGCAAGCCGAACCAAAGGAGCGCTGGGCTATATTCAACAAGGTGGCCACCGGCAAGTATGGGGGGTGGCTTGAGCATTTGATTACCATGGCCAATGCCGGTAACCTTGAAGAAGCGTTTGTAAACCGGGGTACTGTTGACTCAAATACCGTTGCCCTGGCACCAGTAGTTAACTTGACTACTGATGATTACAAAGGGTATCAGCGAAACAGGTACTTGGGTATCATAGCCGAGAACACAGGTAGCAAAACCTACATTGACGGAAAGGGACGAACCGTTGAAAAGAATGGTAACGTAACTACTATAACCAGCTAAGGTGATGAGACAGGACCGATATAGATTTTACTTTGCTGCTAATGACGACCCGCTACGACTAGTAAAAATAGACGTGACCGATCAGCACGTAAGGTCTAGAACTCGTGATGGCGAGAAGCCCATTTTTAGGCTATCAATGCAACAGGGTTTTGTATTGAAACCAGGAAGCGGTTACACTCGCATTGTAGAAGGAGACAGGGAAGATCAATACCAGCTTGTTGTAAACAAGCTAGTCAACGGGCAAGAGCGTGAATACTACAAGGGGACTTTTTCTTACACTGACTGTGACTTTGATTACGACATTCCCATGTTGACCGTTACGCCAGAGGTTGACGATAGGTACCGGCTATACCTGGAACAAGAAAGTACTGAGTATGATTTGATTGAATTGAACACCCCTGTTACCCCGTTCAGTTATCAGCAGTACGCCATATTGCAGGTGTATGAATACTTCAGCGCAGAGGTAGCCAGCATAACCAATGGAACGGTAAACATCAAACAGGTTGAGCGGGTGGGCGTGAATTCTGACCTTCAAGGGGTTTATGGGTTCAGTGAGCCTACTGAGTTGATTTATATACCATACCGATCAGATTACCCCGAAGATATAAGCGGGGCTTACCTGCCAACAGCGTACGATGGTGCCTTTCCCTTTGCCATAGAATTCAGGCGCGTTGATGGTCAGTACACCTACCGTGTTGTTCCTGGATTCACTAACTTGTATATAACTAATTCAGCGGGCGTTGATGTAGCAATAAGCACGTTGGACGACAACGGTAACGGCATAGTGGATCCCGGCGAGTTTGACAACCGTGTATTCAGGTTCGTTGCTGATAATTCAATCGTTGCCTACCATCGTAGAGCCGGAGTTTATTCTAGGTTCGGTCTTGCCATTGATATGGGGTGGCCAGCTTCTGCAGAAACGCAATTGATAGACAGTGGCGATCAGTTCCTAAGTAGCCCGGCGTACGACAGGACGGCAAAGTACCGTGTAAACATCGAGCACAGCATACAGACCAGTGACACGAATTTAGGATATGACAAGTACGCGCCAGACGGCACCTACCCTAACGCCGGTAAATTTATAGCCCCGCCCCGGCCCGCCAGCCCGGGAACAGTATGGGTGCCCGTAGGACGTGACAAATGGGTTGATACTTCGTTTTGGTACTTATGGTCATTTGCTGAATCAAACTTAGTTCAATCGTACACCAAGACCGTCACGGTACCAGATGCTTATTTGCTGTCTGACGCAATGGCAAGCGTGGTGACGGCCATTGACGACAGGATAACATACGGTGCAAGTATTGACCACGGCCTGTTGCTCAACGCTGATGTAAACCCCGTTACAGGCGATCCTAAAAGACACCTGTTGATTGTAAGCAAAAGCAACCTGCTTGTGTACAATTATGACAAACCGGCTGGCCGCGCACCAGTGGCCATGCAGGATTTTAACCAGTTGCTTAGATTTATGTACCAAGCTGAATCTACCATAGATAATGATTTTAAGTTGGTAACTGAAACGATTGGGTTTTATGAATCAGGCAACACCTATGACGAGCAAGACCCCCGCGTTGGCACTGACTACACTACATTGATTGAGCCAAAGACCAAACGCCCGTGGGCATGGCGCACCAGTAAGCTAAAATTTGACAAGCAGAAATTGCCTGAGCGCATAGTCTTTGGATGGAGCGACGAGGTTAGCGATGCCTTTGAAGGCACTGACATATTGATGTTAAGCAGGTACATCAATCGTGGCCAGCAGGAGGACAGGAAAGTGCCTCGGTTTACAACTGATCTGCAGATGGCGATAACAAGCCCCGGCAATTTCTCAACAGAAGGCTTTTTCCTGGTAAGCTGCTACGTTGGCCCTGATGGCGGGTATGTTGTAGACAGCGTTGATGTACCTGGTTATGGCAATGTTCAAAACGGTGCGCTGGCCTGGCCTTATCTTCATCCCCACTATTACCGTTCAGTAATGCCCGCTGAGCGGTTGCAGATAAATGGTCAAGAGGTTACGGCCACCAGTGTAAAACGAACCGGTGAGCAAGAGCCTTTTGGAGCGCCAATGCCTTTTGACGCTGACCCGTTTGAGCTGGTACGTACATTCATAGGTGCCGGATCACTTCGCCAAGCAAATGAGAACATGGCCACCGAGGTCAGCCAAATACAATTAGCCCATGGCATCAATTAACGTAAGTGTCTTAAACTGGAACAGCGCCCCTGACTTGCAGCACCATCGGCGTGAGTATGCTTGGGGAGCCAAGTACCACAACCCTATACAATTGGGGTACTTGTTCGCCTTTCAATTGTCAAGGGTTTCCACTCCTGCAGGAATAAACCGGCTTGAGGTAATTAGGGACGAAGATGGCCAGGCGTTCAATATACTTGCCGCTGCCAGCGCCGCCGGGCTTACGGTAGTACCAGGAGACAGAAATGACACCATCAAGTATCTAGGTACCGTCCCGTTGCCCGGAGCCTGGACAGAGGGCTTGTATTACGCCATAATGAGTGACGGCGTAACCACCTGGTACAGCGACTATTTCACCATGGTAATCGACATTTCAGATATGGTCAAAGTTGAGTGGTGGCACAACACCCCAATGGAGTATCGTGACGGCTGTATTGATTACGCTTACCCATACCGCAACTACGTTTATTTCAAGACGCATGTAGCTAAACCCAAATACCCAGTAGTCGAGCAAGCTGATGATAGGGCCGGTCGAAAGTTTGTACACCTTACCTCAAGCTGGAAAGAACACAGATTTGCCACACATATACCTGAGTACCTAGCTGATGTCATGCGTTTGATACGCGGCCATGACAACGTTCGGGTCTACTATTTGGGACAGGTGTTTGAGTGCGAGAGCTTCACCATGGAAGACCCCCAATGGGAAGAACAAGGCGACTTAGCCGACACTACTTTTACGTTTGTAACTGACACTTTTGTAATAGCCAGAACTCAATCAAGCAGTGTATCAGACGGTGGTGGCAGTTCAGCAAATCCTAGTCAATGCCTTGATGTTAGGTTCGTGGTCAACTCAGTTGTAAGGGATTTAAATACTGTTGGCTCTGACTTGGGAGCCTTGGGCATTGTTGGCGACCACATAGGGGTTGACCTGGTGCTTGATTTTGGCGGCGGTCCTTTCAACACATTCACCGTAAGGCAGATAACCCACCTAAACACCAACCCTCAACAGACGAGGCTAAGGGAGCTTGATGAAGGTGATGTAATCTTTGACCTTACGGAAGAACGCTATTATGTGCAAACAAACCAGACGTTTGGGCTTACTGAGCCGCGATGGTACGACTTAATAGACAACAACGACGGTAACTATACCTTGCTCGGTTACGGGCTGCCAGGCACGACTATACAGCTTTACTACAAAGAGGAATTTACCGGCTGGATGCTATACCAAGCCTATCCTAGCGAGGATATGAATACCGGCATAGTTGTACCGGCGGCGACCTGGTTTGCCGTTAAGGCTGTATTTTTGAGCGCAACATGTGGACCGCTGCAAGAAACGCCCACATTCTTCCTAACGGGAGGTGGCGGTGATCCGCCCGAACGTCTAACGGGACTAGACTACGATTACCTTGATGTTAACCTTGATCTACAATAACTCAGTATGGCCGTTCAGACGTGGGACTATTTCACCACTAAATTTCAAACAGCTTACCGTGTAAAAGCGGTAGATATGCGTGACTTAATTGACACGATAGAAGCTACTTTTTTATCTGATGCAGACGATGAAGTACCTAACCTAGCGGGTGACGTTACCGGTCCCATAGGCAATACAGCTTTGATCGCTCGATTGCAGCAAGCCGTTACTGTTGGTCGATTAACTTTCAATGCGAAAGGATTATTGACTAATGTTTCTGACCCTACCCCCGACAACAATACGGTTGCTGCTGCCAATGTCACGGTTGAAGACACAGCAGGGAACTTTCAAGGTGACAGGTTAGAGGATGTATTGATAGAGTTATTTGATGCTGTTGATGAACTATCAGCGGCTGAAATTCGCGACCTATTGATCACGCTAGATGGTGACGACAGGTTGCCAGCCAGCGCAATAAAAGACTTGTCAACAGGTAGTACCGCTCTCACTACGTCAGTGCTCGACAATGACAATAATTTCCCGGAGGTAACCAAGAACGTTGAGGCAGTTCTTGCCTGGATAAGTGGCCGTTTGCAAATATCGATCACCAGCCAAACCAACGCCGGGGGAATGCTTAGAGGTTCGTACCCTAACCCTACTCTTGAGCTGGTAAATAGCATTGATCCTGGAACGTACCCACGGGCCACACTTACGGTTGACGAGTTTGGTCGAGTTGTTGGTATAGTAGGAAATGCCGCCGGTGATGTAGGCACCGGCGGTAGTCAACGGGCCAATGAAGTACCTACCAATTCACCATTGATTGGCCCTGATGTACAGGCAGAATTAGTGTCAATTCGCAATGATATTGGAGGTAGTACTGTTCCTGTTCGTGTTGCCTTGGATAATCAAAGCGGGGGGTTTGCGCCAGTGCCCAATTTGAATGAGTCTCCTCGATGGCTAACAGTGTCAAGGAATGGCATTGAATTGTTTGATGGGTATTCAATACCAGCAGGAGGTGGCCAGGTTAATTTCACAACCGCACTTAACAGTGATAAAATCATCGTCAACTACGTAAATTAACAAGTAATGAAATCATTTATTCTAAGATTTTTACTATTTGCCGCCATCATATTCATGGCAAATAGCTGCTACTGCCAGCCTAAATACAGTCAATTTGAAACGGTGCCTGACGGGCACATCGTTGCCGGGGCCAATGGTGCAACCATCTTTCTGCCCAACAAGGCCGTCAACGTGGCCGTAGACCCCATAACGGGCGTTTCTTTTCTAACGGTACGCGACGGATTTATATACTTGCTTGACCAGCTGAGCACAATAGAAACTACGCCAGGTCCAGCGGGGCCCGAAGGCCCGGCCGGTCCAGCAGGAGCAACCGGGGCGACGGGTCCAGCCGGAGCGACGGGTCCGGCTGGTGCAACCGGCGCAACCGGTCCGCAAGGTGATCAAGGATTACAGGGCTTGCAGGGCAATACCGGTCCGCAAGGTGCAACCGGGTCGATGGGTCCGCAAGGTATAACGGGTGACACAGGCCCGCCGGGCGCGGCCGGGGCTATTGGTCCGGCCGGTCCAACAGGTCCACAAGGCGCAACCGGCGCGGCTGGGGCTGATGGTGCGGTTGGCCCCCAAGGTGCTCAAGGAATTCAAGGCATACCAGGAGATACCGGCCCGGCTGGCGCAACCGGTCCGCAAGGTGCAACCGGCGCAACCGGTCCGCAGGGCGACATAGGTCTAACCGGTCCGCAGGGTACAACCGGCGCAACCGGTCCAACCGGTCCAACCGGTCCAGCCGGTCCAGCCGGTCCAGCCGGTCCTACTGGCGCAACCGGTCCCCCGGGAGAAACCGGCCCGGTTGGCCCGTCAAAAGAAGATCAAGTAATAACGGAGGATTCACTAAGGCAATATGCTTTAGACCCTTCTTACCAGCGGGTGTACATCAACAATGGGGTTTCTATATCGTCAGACATTTCATTGCCTGACAATATGTTTTTGGAGTTTGGCCCCAAAGGATTCATTGAATGCCCTGACCCGCTTACCGTGGTGTCAATAGCTGGTGGTGTAGAAGCTGAAAGGGTTGAGATATTCAAAGGCGACTTTATCACAAAGCTAGGTCAACGACAAGCAAAAGTTGAGTGGTTTGAGCCAATAATGAGTGATGGCGTTGTTGACTCAATGTACAACATCATTACCCCATCTACGGGTAAGATTGTTCACGCAATGAGAAAAGTAAAAGTTGCTGTTGGCAGCAACTCAAATGTTACTATTGGCGAAGGGGTATTCACGGGCGAAGATGTAAGCCTGGAACGAAGACAAGCCATGTTAAACGGTGGCAACTATCGCACCAAGGTTGCAGCCATAATGTTCTATGAAACCATTGAGAACAATGGCCCTGTACAGCGCCTTGTATACGACTCGCTGACCATTACTGGAGCCGGGGCTGGCAAGACCATAGTAGTAGCCGAGAATGGCCAAATTGATGCCGGGCTATCAACAGCGATATACAGAAACGGAGGGTGGATAAGAGACTTTGCAAGCGTGTCTACATACGATGTTGACACCTACCTTGCTGATGGCCACGTAGACATACGAGCCGGTGAAGATGCCAGCATATATGAGGCTAACATGGCCGTTGGCATAGTGGGTGGATCGTCATATGGTGATCAAGATTTTATGGAATTCAACATTGTTGATTCTGTCGTCGGCCAAAGGGTGTACATGAAATACCCATGGCGAAGGAGTTTCAACCCTGAGAATTGTTCAAGCCTGGCCTACACGATACAAGATTTTACAGTACCGGCCATAGGGGCAAGCGTTGTAATAAAATCTACTGATGCTGTCAACAGTTCGGAGGTTTCGATTTACAATGATGCTTATACGGTTGTCAGTTCTGTTGAAATATCACCTACTGAGCATGATGTTACTGTAACCAATCTAGGTAAGGGTAATGCGGCTGCAGGAACAGTGTACCCATCAGGAACTGGAATATTCAAAGCACGGGTGTTGATGATATGCAGCCAAACGCCTAGAGATTTAGAGATAGCGGGAATGACTTTGGTAGGTCGTAGAGACATATACCAGAATAGTAATACCATCAACTTCATATCTAGGAATATGGATGGTGTTATAGCCACCCAAAACACCCAAGGAGGATTAGTCTTTAACACTGACGGTGCAAGAGGTTTCTTGTCTACTGGATCAGTATACCGTAGTACAAATGAAGTTGCCATTGTTCAATATGCTAGAAGTGCAAATGATGTTGAGCACTTCAATGATAGGTTCTTTAACATAAGTTTTGAGTGGACTGAGTTTGCATATGACTGCAAATTCTTGAAGTCTAAAATATACATTACAGCTCCACACAAAGAGCCTGGCAATACTAGGAATACGGTCATGCGTATTGGTGCCAGTGCAGGAGGCATGAAGATTGATGATTGTGATTTTTGGGTATCGAATACCGCTTCTGTTTTTTCATCTGATGGTATAGGCCAGTTCCAAGCCACCAGCGGTCAAGGTTTTCAAATAACTAACAACCGGTTTAACCTTAGAAATGTAGAACGCTGGTGGGGGGCGCTAGGCTCTAGCGGTTCAGTTTCGGGCAACGCAATTAAAGGTGATGTTAGAGTCTTAATTTCGGCTAATGGGTCAGCACCTAATCAATTAGTTGATACTGCTGCTGTATTTGGTTTTGCACGAACTGAAGGAGGACTAGAGTACAATGTATTTAATTGGGGCGGGCCTACTAATTTTAGAAATAATTCATTTCACGGATACATTGATGGCCTTGTACAAAATGCAGTTCGCAACGTTACCATTAAAGATTTTCAAGTAGTAAGGCACGGGCCATTTGACAGGAATTCTACATCTATAACCACCGGTTCAATAATTTCAGACAACAATACTCCAGGTGAAACCCCGTACCATGTAAACATTGAATTTGACCTTTGGGGCTGGCAGTTCAATGACGTTGATGACATTGATTATATAGGAGGAGATTTGCGAAAAAACAATAAAATCAAAATCAACAGTTGGAGAGGTAGGCACAGCGATGGTGTAGTAAGGGATAGTGTTTATTGCATCGGGTGCCCACTTAAAGCTGAGGACATAGTTATACCAGATGTAGGGGTAAACTTCACAAATTTTGCGCCGGTTAATATCTCAGGTGTAGGCGATACGCTCGAACTAAAACCTTGGAATAGTTACGCTATTGCAAACAGCCCTAGCACTTTCCAATTGACATCAGCAGGTACAGCCGTAGACACTCCATTTGTTCGCGGTGGAGTTGTTGAGCTCATAAATAATGCTGTTGGTGGAAAGGTTGAGGTTACAGCAGCAAATACCGCTAACAATAGATTTGGTGTAGTATTTAGGGGAAACTCTGACAACGAGGGCATAATGGCTCACATTGGCAACTACTCAAGTGGGACATTTGCCAGGATGTATAGATTAAACTCAGGTGGTGGTGCATCAATTGTTGGTAGTGATTTTCCCATATCATGGGATGATAACACTAGCGCTAATTTCAAAGTGGTGCTCGATGACAGCCTACGAGTTTTCATTGATGATGCACAGGTAGCTTCCTGGTTGCCAGCTACCCCGATACCTGCAAGCGGAGCAACCCTTTTGCTTGATAGGTTCAGCGGTTCAAATAGAGATTTTACTACATTTTCTAATTTGTCTTTTAATGAAGATGCAAACTTTACACCAGAGCAAATTTCTGGTAATGACTTTTTCATGCCTGACCTGGTAGTTGGAGAAGACGGAAGTGTTAGATTTAATACTGACAATTCAGGCAACGATGTAATAATTAATGGTGGAGAGTTCATTGATGTTGAAGATCAAGGCAACAACGAGTTCACTATATCAAGTGATGCTCCTAGTCAACTACAATCACTTTCATTAAGCAGCGGTGAAGACCCTAGCATAATACTTTCAAATAATGGAGGAGGCATTGATTTTGAAGGAGTAGGAGATATAACCGTTGAAAACCAGGGAGACATATTGAGAATATCGGCAGACTTTCCCGATGCTGCGACCTTGGTAGAAACCAATGCTGACACGTCAGCAAATGGTAACTTCATACGGTTTTACAACAATGATAATCCATCTATTCCACCGCCAGAAAGCAATACTAATTCATTGTCAAATACCCCAGGCTTACACTTTCATCATGACTTTCCTAGTACACAAAATGCCTACATGTACAGCGTGTTCGGCTCTCTAAGGCTTCAAAGTTTCAATGTAATGCTACATGGCGATGATGGCCCGCTGTCAACAGGCATAGCGGTATCATCAACCGTAGGGCCACAAATGAGGTGGGGCAACAACAATAAGCTGTTTAGAATAGACGACGATGGCTTTTTATTCTCTGAGCAAACGGCCAATGCAAGAGGTGCCAGGTATGCAACTGACTTGTCAACGGAGTTGCTGGCACTAGGAAATGAAAATATCTTAACATCGATCAAAATGGTTAAAGATATTGTAGCTGATAGTGTAAGTGTAGTTGTTGAGGCTGACACATTCCCCCAGCCTGTTTTGATGTGGCGAAGAACTCTAACTAACGGGTTTGTTTTAGAGTTTGAAAACCTTCCCCCTGGCGTTACGCTGAGCAGCGTAACGGGAACAAATTGGACTACATCAACAGATGGTTTTGGTGTCGATACGTACAATTATAGCAACAATTGTATTTTAATGTCATTTGGAGGGTCGTTAGCGTTAGAACCTGAAAAAGTATCTGGCACTTATCAAGCATGTACGTTTTACCAGCGTGAAATATCTGGTGACTTTACCTTTAGCAATGGTAGAACTTATTCTTACACCAAGACCATACCTACCCCGGCGCTGCAACGCTCAAATTGGGCTGATGAAAACACGGATAGTTACAGCTACATCGACAATAAGCCCTACGTAGCTACTCACCAGTATGCCGTAAAAACTGATACGCTAACCAGAACGTCGCAAACACTTACCGACGACCCGGACCTTTCGTTGTCATTGATAGCTGGCACCTACCGGTTCAAAGTTATATTGGTGTTTAAAGCCGAATCAGGATCAGGTGATATGCTATTTTCATTGGTCACCAGCAATAGCGCAAGCGTAACTAATGCTTATTACAGTGGAAGCCCGTCACTAAATTCTAGCTACATGGGTTCTCCACGAGCCAATACTGTAAACTCATTTGACGGGGCTTTGCTAGGTGATGCAAACAATCACATTATCATACTCGAGGGGTCGCTTACAACCTCAACCCCAAATGATTTTAAATTACAATGGGCTAATAATAATCCTGGACTTAGCGACATGCAGTTACTTGGCGGGTCAAGAATGGACGTATACAGAGACAACTAAGTATTTGTAACTATCTTTGATTCGCATTACATCATTCACCCTCAAAACTCAAATCATGAGTAAATCACTAACTAAGTTTTCACTGTTGGGGTCCACAAACGGAACCGGCAACGTGATTACGTTTGTACTACTTGCCGCTGCTGCTACCTTTGGTATCGGTGAGGACTATGTAAATTCACTTGTAGCCGCCGTTGGGCCTATCGTACTGTTCGTGCGTGAGATCATCGAAGGCACCCGCAAGCCTCGTTGGGTAGGCAACATCGCAACTTACCTAGGCTCAGCCATCGTGTTACTAATGCCTGCATTGTCAGGCATCATCGAGGCTGTCAAACCAATTGCTGACGCGGTGGCCAGCGGCAATATCAACATGGTGTGGACGCTGCTTATTCCTCTTGTAAATGAAATTCTCGTTTACATTCGCACCCGTAATGGAGCAGGTGGCCCAACCGGTAAGACAACCTTTGCCAGTTAACTCAGGCAAACCCATGGGTTTTAGGTGTTTTTCTTCCCCCTCGTATCGTAGCAATATGGTACGGGGGGTTATTATTTCAGGCCTCAAACGAGACAACCCCCGGCCGGAGGGCCGAGGGTTGGAAATAATATCAACCTACACACGGCCCCCATGCAAGGGCCATTGTAGGCTACAAATATAGGACCAATTTCACGGGCCGCTTGCATGTGTGACAAATAGTACATAAATTTGTAACAACTTTTTAAATCAACCTACACAAACATGCAGTCACAAATTACCATCAACCAGGCCGCCCTGTTCCTAAACACAACGGGCAAATTACTACGCCGCCGCTTGCAAAGAGTGGAAAGCATCGCTGACGAAGTGGGCGGTGTGCGCAGCGAGTTCAAAGAGGAATGGCTACCCTTGCTAAAAGAGGAATGGCCCAATGGTACTCGGCCCACAACTGAAGACATTCAGGCCATATTGAGTACCACCACTACGAGTACCACGAGTACCACCACGAGTACCACGGTACGGGCTGCCAGGAGTACCGCCAAGAGTACCGACAACGGCCCTCAGTCCAATATAGAGTGGGAGACTAAACAGGTACAATTTCGGCCCTCTTTAAATGGCAACACACCACCTAAAGATTATCGACGGCCAGCCCGTAACCCTAAGAAGCCATCAGCCAAAATTGAGGTTGATACTTCTGCAGGACCAAACATCCCCGTTTGGGTGTTCGTATTGCCTATTGCTGTGTTTGCCCTGGTGGACAGCATAGCGTTTGGCTGGATCGCTTTTCACAGCATGGGTGGTAGTATGTACGCAACGGGACTATTGGGGGCCGCTGGCGTGGCCGTAGCGGTGTCAGCAGCAGTAAACAACCTGGTCGTTAAGAACAAAACAACTTACAGGGCATGGGCATGGTCGTTCATGCTGTTTCAAGTGGCCATTTGGGGTTCTGCTCTATTTGCTATTTGGACACTAGGAAAAATTCTTATTGCTTGCGCTGTTGGCGTGGCGTTCTTCGCCATGCTTGAGGGCTTGCGTGAAAAGTATGGCATATGATCTATGTACTAAAATCTCTACTAGAGGTGACGGGGCTGGTACCCCGGTCCGGGGCCATGGCTGGCAACCCGGACCGGGGCACCGGCCCGGTCCTGACTCAAGGGCCATCGCCCGAACCCAAACCGGCCCGTAAGAAAAAGGCCCGAGCGGCCCGGCCCGATGATAAAGTCGTGGTGTCTTGGGGGGACGGCAAGATGGTACGGGCCACGGTAAAGCGTGACCTCGATGACGGGGCCGCTTACGAGTATGACATAAGTGGCCCGGCCGCCGCGCCGTTGGTAGATATACCTTGGTCACTATATGACGAGCAAGCCCTGGCCAAAGAGCAAGCTGTAACGCCAGGCTTTACCCGTGATGAATACAATGAGCTGCGTTTACTGTACCTGGCTGACAGAAAGCTTACCAACAAAGCGGTAGGGGAGCTTAAGCAAAAAAGCCAGTCATGGTCAGCAAAGCGTATGCGTGCGGTTAGAAAAGCTGTCAAGCTTGCTGACGCTGACATAGCAGAAGGCAAACCCCTACCCCAACCATAAATCCCACCCCCCCCTATCATTTGGGTGGTACCATGCGCTGAGTTCATGGTACGAATCTAATTATCAATCAGTTATGAGACACGACGGCGAAACGATTATAGTGTACCTGGATAGTACCGGCATGGTACAAGAGCAGATTGATATAGTGTCAGTTGATGGTGGCATGGTACCGATCGACAAACACGGTAGGCCATTGGTGCCCGTAAGGCTACCTGTTGACGAGATACGCCTTATACTGGACAAATCGGATGATGGCCACGTAGCAGAACCTGAGCTAAATATATTGCCTCTTGTGCGGGTGATACTGGTAGGTGTCATTGTAGGTATTGGAGGGTACGCCTTGAGTTGGGTACCGGTGGTACTATCAGGAGCGGGCCAATGGCTAAATGAATTAGGGGCCGCTGGCAAAGAATTCTTAACCGGGCTATTAAGCTTTGTACTGTATGTACTGGCCCCCCTTCTCGCCGTTACCTCGGGCCTTCTGTACGGCCTATGGGCTTTAGGTGGTAGTGGTGGGGGCGGTACGGACGAAAAGCCCGTGAGCGTGCCTGAAACGGGCCGTTCTGATATTTCAATAACAACAACAACAACAGTAGAATGGAACAAAGAACAAGACTAATCATATGGGGGCTATGCTCTGTCATAGGTCTAGGTGTTGAAGGCTGGCGACTGCTGGCTTTAATACTTGCCGTATTGCTAGGTGGTGCCGTTGAGGTGCTGCTGGTGCTGTACCATCACAACCGGGAAGTTGAGACGATGGCCAGCAGAAGAAAGTGTATGTTTTTCGTTGAGCGTTGGCACCCTGATAATCCGGTTGAACTTGGAGTGCAATTTGACGGCATGTTTATGTGTGGCCATGCAAAGAAATTACAGTCAATGAAAAAAAAGTGGGTTGCTGCTCACACAAAAGCTGGCAACGGCTGCATAGGCTTGCCGTTGGTTGATGATGGTAATGGTAACCAGGTGTCACACCCCATGGAAATGCCGATAATTATTGAGTACGCCAGGTATGGTGAACGTGTCATGGAAAACCAGGACTCGTACTATGAATACTTGCGCCAGCGAATAATTGAAGAAGAAACCAGGTTTCACGTAGGGCTGGCCAGCAAGCCGGATAACTACCATGAGGACTATGTACTATTGGGTAAGCATGAGCGCTAGTGACATGCTATCTTTATTCTCACTGATAGGCTCCCTGGTTGCTGTTGCGCTGGCCATGGATGCTGACACAAGACAGCGACGACGAGACGAGAACGACAAGAAAATCAAAGACCAGGATTCAACTGAGCTTTGATGTATCTTTGAATCATTAATCCATTTCGGTCAAACGAAAGCAAATAGGTAAACGTACCTGTTGGAATTTACACAGAGATTGGCCCCGTCCTCACCGACGGGGCTTTTTATTTTTAAATTATTGTTACATATTTCTTGCAAGTTGTTACAACTTGCCGTAGATTTGCACCAGCGGCGGCGGTAATGTTGCCGCGTTATTATCAACCTACACAAAAACAATACCATGCACACTGCTGACAACTTTACCGCTAGACTAAATAGCTCAATTCTTTCTACCAAGCTTAAGCTTGAAGCCGCTGAGAAAAGTACTTACCTCAATACCTATTCTTGCTTTTCAGTTGATGCGCTGCAAGAAAATTTAGTGCGCAAACAGATAATGCTTATGCTTAAGGGCTATGCCAAAAGGATAGCTGAAATGGGCGACGACGCAATAGTTGAAATGATAAATGAAAAAGCTGTTGATAGCTTAAGAACTTTAATTAACAGCCAGCGCAAAGCATCAGATATGAATGGCAGCTATGGGCACCAGTTTGAGGCTCGTTGTCAAACTCAGTTTGACAAGTACGTATACATCTTGTTTAAACCCTACTTAACCGAAGAAGACAAGGCGGCTGTTACACAGCTTGGCATTATAATGCCTAATTGGTAACAAGAAGATAAAAATTTGATCACCATAAATAACCAGTAATGACTTTCAACGAATTCTACAATGCGCCTCCTGGAGAGGAAAAGTTTCAGCACCGTATGGTGCGACAGTTCACGCTACCCGCACCAATGGTACAAGATATGCAGGACTGGAAAGACTTGAATAATAACCTGTACCGTAAGGGTATACCGGGGGTTAGAAATTACAACATGGCTGACGCAAGCGCCAAGCTTTGCATCGATGGCTACAAGATTCTAAAGCTAGAGCTTGTTACCCTACGTGCTGAGCGCAAAACGCGGCTGGCCATGGCTGGCGCACCAGTAACCGAAGATAAGGCATAGGCGTGCCTGAAACGCCCATTTTTACCTATTCATTCACAAGCCAAATAAACTACAATGGCAACTTCAAAAAAGGCCGTCAAGGCTAAACCCGCTACCAGCAAAGAGGTGGCAACTATTGAGCAGCAGCTTAACCCGCAAGCAATCGCTGAGATCATGGACACGCTTGGTAACGGCGGCGCTGTAACTGAGTACAATGAACTCAACCTACCTGACCTAAACCATGGAATACTGATACCCGTAAACATGGTTGACGAGTACTGGAAAAACGAAGAAGAAGGCGAAACGCGGCGCATGTTTTTTGACCGTATCGAGACGATCAAGCTACCACCCTACGACGATCCCACTTGTGACGACTTGGAAAAGTTTGAAGACGTTGCATTCTGCAAGTTCATCGAGCGCAACGAAGACGGCTCTACTACCACCGTCAGCAGCGCAGCCACCCGTTTAGTATCGTTCTTCAATGACCCGCCCCGGCCGCGTCTTAGTGCATGGGAGATAACCTATGTAGGCAAGATCAAGAACAGCAGCAACAATTTCTTTTCATCCAAGTTCAGCATCATGCCGTTGCTGCCACCTAAAGCCAAGTAACATGACAGCCGACGAACTACCCATGCTTGACATGGATATGTTGTTGCCGGACCTTAACCTTTTGGAAGCTGCGCCCTTTGATGCGGCGCAGCTTCCTAGCTTTAAGGCATTGAGCGACGCAGCACACAACGAGATAGCCTACATTGAACGGATGTACGAAGAATGGCGAAGCTTTAATTTAGGCAGTGACAGGCCCAACCCGTTTGCCATGGCCCTGCCAGCTGATCAACGTAAAGAGCTGCCATATGAAGAACACCGTATTTGGTTGCATTGGGCTGAACCTATTGCCGTGCCGGTGTACCGTCCGTTTGTTACTGGCAGTGATCCAGGGCGAAAGAAAACGCACAATCACCACGTATCAGTTAAGCCTCGAAACGAGGTAGAAAAGTTTCTGCAGGAACATCCAGGGTACAAACCTTTTTACGCCAGCCGAGTGGCCGGGTGGATGACGGAGGACCCGGCGTTTATTGGAATCCTTGGTTTGGTATCAGCCACCAGCGACAGTGAGCTAGTTTTGCATATATTAAAAGAGAATCACCCCGAGGTAGAGAGCCAGGCAATTAGGTGTTACATGCTTGGTGAATCTTTCAGATTGTTTAGGGGCTTGATGCCTCGTGACAAAGCTATGCGACAGGTCAATTTGATTGAACAAGTTGAGGATGAAGTAAAGCGGGGTGAGCACGATGACATACGCGCTGAGCTTGACGCGCTGCCTGATGGATGTTTTGACTACTCAGCCCCGCTTTGGGGTGAATGATTTTTAACCTATTCAAACACATTTTTTATGAGACAGACCACGATTAGACGTGAGCCTAAAAAAGAGTTCTACCTGATGATTGACATTAGGGGGTTGCGCGACCGTCACTTATCCTGGAAGGCAAAGGGGCAACTGGCTTACATAATGTCTTTACCTGACGATTGGGAGATACATGTTAGCGAGTTGCATACACACGCCAGAGACGGCCGTGAGAGCACTGCCAGTGGCCTCAATGAGTTGCACGCTGCTGGCTATGCGTTCATTGCCACACAAGGCCGTGACAGCGACGGGCACTTTATGAAAAAGGTATGGATAGTTTATGAAGTAAGTCGCAAGCCTGGCCGGGTTGATGTCAAAGGCAGAGACATGAGCCACCGTGAAGCCGCTGAAGACTTTACCCCTCCGTGGCATGGCCCTGAATTAGACTTTCCCAAAGTTGAAGAAACCCGCAACGGGAAACCCGCAACGGAGAACCCGCAACGGGAAACCCGCAACGGAGAACCCGCAACGGGAAACCCGTATCTACCTATTATAGAAGTAAGTAATACTGAGTTACCTACAATTGATTTAGAAAAAATTGAAGACTTTAACCACACACCAGACCATAATCCGAACGAAGAATTTTTTGAATACAATGATGCGGTCAAGCGTGCTACTGATCAACCCTCCCCGGTTCCGGCCGCCCCCTCCCTTGCTGCTGGCCAGGTGTATGAATTGCCTGACGACTTCACGGCTGAGGATTGTTATTTGCATCTTGTCTCTAGAGGTACGAACTTTGAAGTAATTACAGTTCGTGAATTGCTAGATGCTGATGAAGCTGCTGGCGGTACTGACATGTTAACCAGGATGGGCTTTGCCCACTTGATGTGCGCTTTGCTAGAGGGACCAATGATCATGACGTTTAAAATGATGCGTCGCCATGCCGGTGCGCAACCTGGTGAGCTAGTTAGCCCGTTGACGGTATGCGAACAGTTTATGAGCCAAGCAGGAGCGGCCAAAGTTATTGACTACCGCCGTCAAGCTGGCAAGCTTGGCAACTGGTTTAAAAACCACCTAGTTGACGAGCGTAAGCTTGCCACAAGCGCAAAAACCATATCTTCAAAAAGAAAACCCCAACCTAATGGCTATCCCCAAAACGGTCATAGAACAAGGCCGACAACTGAAAGCGCGGTTACCTTCGACGACGCAGCCCTTGCCGCACGCTCATTTGCTGCCAGCCGTAGTAAAGAACCTGAATAAATCCATGGTCACCGGTGGGCTTGACCTGGCGCAAATGGTTAGCACTGAGGATGTGCAAGCCATAGCGGAGGGCCGGGCCTGGCCAATACGTACAATGGAAACAGAACTGGCCAGCCAGTTTATCAGCGTTCAAATTATGATGGTTGCTGGCCTGTATGGTGTACGGGTAAAGCCTGACGTGATGGTTATACGTGAATGCATAGCTATAATGTATGACCATTACAGCTACATGGGACCGGCTGAGATAATGACCGCTTACCGTGCTTGGGGTGCCGGTAAAACTCCTGGTGTTGAAATGTATGCCGGTGAGTTTACCCCCCGTCAATTTGGTAGCGTCATGGCTGGTTATGCGCCTTACCGTAGAAAGATCAACAAAGAGCTGGCCATGCTGCAAGGCTTAGACCTTGAAGCGCAGAAGAAAAGAAACCGTGACGTTAAGTACCGTCATGAGTTTGCTGCTGCTTTGGTAAAGTTTGACGGCGAACTGGTGGAGGCTAGGAACGATCGTTCTTTTACCCGGTGGAGTGATGTACCAAATACCTGGTATAACTTAGCCATCAACCGTGAGCTATTAACCTGGCCAGGTGGTGAGGTTGAGCGCGAAACAGGCATTGATAAGGCTGGCAACGTCACCACTAAAATGGTCGATGATGCTGAGCGTTTAGCCGCCAAGCGTCCCTATTGGGTGTGGGCGCAACGTGAAGTTCATCGAGCGCATAGAATTGACATGCTCGATGTGACCAACGGAGGTCTACGTTCAAACCTTCAATCTACTTTTCAACGCTTATGGAAGGGCCGGGCAATGATTGCAGCGCAACGGTTGATCGTCTTTGAGCGTTTGGTGTATGGTCATGAGTTCATTGCCATGGCCAAAGCTACTAACCTGTACAGTACCCCCCAAGTAGTCAACCCTTGGCTGTTTGATGCTTGGGTAAGGTCTGGCATCATAGTACCTGAGCGCAGCCTGGCAAAGAAGTATTGGGCCATGGCCGTAGCTCAGGTATATCAAGATGATTTACCCGCTGATCGTGCGGCCCGTGTACATGTACGCCCCAAGGTTCGGCGGCTATATGGTAAGATGTACGCATGGCATGAAGTACTAAACCAGAAATAAACGCATAATTTGTTACAGTTTATTTGCAAGTTGTTACAACTTGCCGTAGATTTGCACCAGCGGCGGCGATAATGCCGCCGCTGTTTTTATCAACCTAACACACAACTACCATGGCTAAAGACAATTTCGAAGAGCGGAGACAAAACCGCATTGACTACCACGACGAAAAGGCGGGCAAACGTAATCGCGAAGCTCAGCAGCGGTTTGACACTGCCGACCAAAACAGTCAAGCTTTCTACGGTGGCCAGCCCATACTTGTAGGGCACCACTCAGAAGGCAAGGCCCGCCGGTTGCAACGTAAAATCCACGGCGACATGCGCAAAGGATTTGAACTACAAGAAACGGCCCGATACCACGCTGACAAGGTTACAAGTATTGAAAACAATACCGCTATTTTTAGCGACGACCCGGAGGCTCTTACCAAGCTTCGTGATAAGCTTGAAACAATGAAAGCTTGGCACGAGAAAATGAAGGCCCGTAACAAGGTAGTGAGAAGCAAAAAGCTAGATGATGCTGCTAAGGTGGTCAAGCTCGTAGAAATGGGCATGGCTGACACCGATGCACGCGAATTGCTTTTACCTGATTACGCTGGCCGGGTAGGTTACCCCCGGTACATGATCGGCAACAGCAACGGAAACATAGGCAATGTTCGCAAACGTATTGCTGCGCTCGAGCTTGACGCTGAGAATTCAGAACAAGGCAACGTTGAGCACGAGGTAGGAGACTTGACTATTGTTGAGAACTACGAAGCCAACCGTATTCAAATCATATTCCCGGGCAAGCCTGACAACGAGACAAGGGACTACCTCAAGAAGCGCCAAAGCTTCCGCTGGTCTGGCCGCTTTGGTGCCTGGCAACGGCACTTGAATGGTCACGGCCGTCACGCCGTCAACATGGTGCTTTCAAAGCTTGGTCACCCTCAAATCAAATTTTAATAACCACGGGTGGTCGGTGAATACTGGCCACCCATATTTTCATCAACCTAACACACAATTACCATGAGTTCTAACGCAACCATACTTTACGATCAAATTGCAGAACAGGCAAAGCAGGAGCTTGACAAAGCCAAGATCAACGCTTCGGGCTTGGTGCCTTTTTACCGCGACGTTTTTTTGCCTGTATATCGTAAGTTATTGGACTCCCCGAAAGACCTTGCAGCACATAACATGAAAGAGTTTTTGCTTACTGAAATTCGCAATACTTACGACAAGGTAAACCAGATAACTTCACAGGCCACCCCTAACAACCTGGTTGAAGGTACCGTGCTGTCGCAATCATGGGGGCATGAGCAAACCAATGTTGATTTCTTCATGGTTACCAAGGTCACCATGAAAACGGTTACCATGGTACCAATGACTAAGCACAAAGAACCTACTGGTGACATGACCGCCAGGGTTACGCCGGGTCGTGCTAAGTGGGAAGCAAAGACCATCCGACGTGCTTGGGACTACGGCCACAATGAAACCATTAGAGTAAATGGTGAACACAGCTACCAAAGAATGACTACTTGGAGCGGCAAGCCTAAAGGCACCAGCAGTTACGCATAGTCAAATTCAATTTTAAACCGGCTTACCGCCACAACAACCCACTACCATGGCCACTAAGAAAAAGACGAAAGCAGCGCCTTCAATAATGAAGCTTTCGGCCAACAGCGCAGACCTGCAGAAATACGTAAACTCCTGTTGTGGAGTTATCAGCAGTAACCCCGTGCTACCTATCCTTGACAGTCTGCTTATTCGAAAAGACGAGTTCAACAAAAGCAGTATAAATATCATCGGCACCAACTTGAAAACTACCATGCAGTTTTCACTTGAGGTAAACCTTGACACCTCACTTGCCAACTATCCTGATGGCATAGCGGTGCCCGCCAAGCTATTTAACAAGACGCTCAAGGCATTGCCGTTGCACCCGGTGACCCTCGATGCTAAGGGCTCAGACGATGGCCACAAGATTACTTTAACCAGTGCTTACGGCACCTATGAGCTACAAGGCTGGGATGCTGGTGATTATCCTGACGCTCAAGATATGAGTGATTCAACCAGTATTGCGTTACCTAGCATAGTTCTCAAAGAAGCCATAGACCGTACCCGTTGGTGCGTAAGTACAGACGAGTTGCGCCCGGCCATGACGGGTGTTTTATTTTCTATCGATCAACAGGGCATTACCATGGTGGGTACTGATGCACATCGTTTGGCCAGCTACCATATAAGCGCCGAAGAAGTTCCAGGACTAGACCTTACAGATATTGTTGATCCAGTTAGCATCATAATTCCGGGATCTTCTTTAAAGCTCGTGTCTTCAATGCTTGTTAGCACCGAAGAAGCTGTTGAAATAGAATTCAACGACAGCAGCGTTAGGTTCAACATGGGGCACGCAGTGCTTACTTGCCGTATCATTGACACACGATACCCTGACTACAAAGCCATCGTGCCTACCACCAGTGACAAAGAATTGATTATTGACCGCCCGGCATTGATCAACAGCGTAAAGCGTATTGTTGAATACGCCAACCGCTCAACCAATCAGGTGCTATTTGATATAGTTAATGCTAAGGCGGGGGCCACGCTGAGCATAGGCGCTAGTGATTTAGACCACGCATTGCGTGCCACCGAAACGCTGGCAGCTGACGCTATTGGTATAAAAAAATTCAAGATTGGATTTAACGGTAAGTACTTGATTGAGTGCCTTAGCACATTCACCAGTGAGAACGTGACGTTGATGGCCACGGAGTCAAACCATGCGGCCATGATTTACGAGTCAGAAAGTGATGAATGTTTTGGCAACTACTTCGTGCTCATAATGCCCGTAATGCTTTAAGAATTACTTACTGACACCTTACCTCGGCGCTCGGCTGATCGTCGGCTGAGCGCCGCCTTAACCCCCTTCATCGTGACTAAAATCAAACTGCCCACTTTTAAACAGGCACTTGAGTGTGATATACCATTAAGCAGGTTGCAGGTATTGTGCAAAAAAGTAGCCTTGATGTTGATAACTGATTCATGCGCAACTCGTGAATTGAAAATTGACAAGGTGTTGACTATTCCAGGATTGACGGAAAAGCAGACGGCTTTTTTATGTGCTTGGATGGAGTTGCTAGAGGAACACCAGCGTTACTTTTTACTTGAAATGCGAACCTCTTATTTGAATCTGAATATCAAACAAACCCACGACCTACATATCACTGATGCAGGTTGGTTTATATGCGTACGAAAATGAGCAAGAAAAATCTAGATGTACCCTGCACTTTGGCACCCTGCGATCAGTGTCCGTTTACTAAGACCTGCCCGGCTGGCTGGCTGGCACGTCGCATTGAACTTGACGTGCTATCTGACACCTTTGTTTGTCACAAGACTTACAACCGCCCCGAAGGTAGATTGCAGTGTGCCGGGCACATGTTGTTAACCGAGGAAGACAACACCATGGTCGCCTTAGCCAAGTATTGGGGGATGATGCCAGAACTGAAGGGGCGCGAACGGGTGTTTGATTCTATTCAAGATTGCATTTACCACCATAAAAATGTAAAACGTGTCTAAAAAGCCAACCAAGCGCCCCCCGCGCCGCGCAGGAGCGCACAAAGGTGATGTGTTGGGGCTTACCCCCCGTAGGCTAAAACGAACGGCTTACACAAGCCCTGAGGGCTTTGATGTAAACGAGCGTGGGGTGTGCCTCAATCCTGACAAGTACGTTGTTCACGATAGCAAGTACCAGCATTTGATAGTGTACCTGGCTCAAGTTAACAGTGATTGGTGGTACGGCTCCGATTGTCGCGCCGACTGGAGTAGTTGCTGTCGCATGGGCGGGCCGTGCTCAGCAGTAAAAAAGATGTACGCCGGTGAGCGCCGGTTTGCTCGAACTAAAGACGAAGCGTTGCGTACTGCCGTTGCTATGTGCTTAACCTGGTTTAAAGAGTCTGAGCGAGTTATTAACAGGCCTTCAATAGCCAGAGAGCACGCCCATAAGATAGCCGAAGACGCGGCCAAACATTGCCCACCTCAACTAAAACTATTTTGATAAATGGCTGATAAAATAATAACATCGATACCTAGTGATTACTTCGGCGTGAAACGTGCCTTACTGGTACAGATGTTCAAGAACTACGACGCGGTAAAAGTCACAACGGTCGTAGGTGATGATGGCCACGTAACGACTACTCACGAACCGGTTATTGACACCGAATAAAATCAACTGATGATGAAGAACGTACCCACTATAATTTATTTGAATATAGGTGACGACCCCGAGGAAAAATTTGAGGACTTTAAACAGGCTTGCGAAGTGCTTGGTGAAAATTTAACCTGGTGCGAAGACCCAATTGATTGCCACACCATACGGTATCAACTGCCTGATAGTGAATGGCAATTGATAACTGATACGCCACCTGATTTACCTAAGTGTCGTGTCATGTTGAATAGGTCAGTTCCTATCATTACTGCCAACTGCTATAATAAAAGTGTAAACCTAGATGCTTGCTACAACTTCAAGACCAATGAATTTGAAGTGTGCAACCCGTTTATGAATACGTATTTTTATTTACCAGTAACCCATTACCGGCTAATGATTGAAGCGCCAACAATAAACGAGCATGGCACGAAAGAAGAAAGGTAAGCCCATGCGCCGGGCGGTGTATCTGTTTGAGCGCGTTCGTGGCCGCACAGCTAAATCTATTCTCAACGGTAAACGTGAGATCAAGATAGGAATAGGCAAGGACGTATACACCCGCCGCCAGCAGGTTGACACTGACTTGCCCGGCAAGTGGGTTCTGCTTGACTACAAAGTGATCAACCAGGCCAGCAGGGTTGAAACCAGGTTGCACAAAAAATACGCTGAGCACCAGTTTACCGTACAAGGTGGCAAGCCAGGCAGCGGGCAAACAGAATGCTATCGACTAACTCCTAGCTTGCTTCGTCAACTCAAGCGTGACCTAAACCGTGAAGCCTACCCACCTGATATACTGGTGCTACTTTTTATCACCGGATTGGCAACGCTGCTGATGTACATATTGCACAATTATTTATAACACAAATAAATTATGAAATTCATTATAGCAATAGTTTTAATACTAGCAATAGTTTCTTACTTGCCATTGTGGACAGCAACAAGACGGCCGGGGCCAACGACAGTAGTATTTGACACTAGGTTTAGGAAACTTAGAGCTGGTGAAAGAATTAGAATGAACTTTTGGAGGTCTTTAAGGTGCGCCCGTTACTGTAACAGCTTTAAGTAACACCAAAAATCAAACAATGAATAAGTACATTAAATTCTTGCTCAAGTGCTTATGCTGTATAGCTGCTGCGCTGATATTTGAGCTACTAATCAAGATCATTTTAAAAATACCTATTGTATGAATCAACCTACCACAGTACCCCATTTAGTAACCATTGAAACAGAATTCCCCGGCTGGAATCAGTTGCGTAAAATGCACTGGTCTGAGTACACCAGGAAGAAGAAGGCGTTGACCACAACCTGTTGGGCGATCATAAAGTCACAGTTAGGCAGCTTGAAGATAGACGAGCCGGTTTTTTGCGCCTTCTACCACCAGCCCACGCACCAGCAGCGAAAGCAGCATTTGAAGGATGGAGACAACGCCGCTGCTTTTGTTCATAAGTGCTTTTTTGATGGGCTGCAAGCGGCTGGCGTGCTGGCCAATGACACTACTGACGAAGTGCCGATGAAAATAGACCTTCACGGCCCGCCGATCAAGCGGCAAAAGGTTCACGTTCAAATTTGGCCAATGTCTCGCCTGGCTGATTTTGATTTTCAAGCTTACGTTCAAATACCTCTGTGATGTTTGACATTGACTACGTAGAAACTATCACCGAGCTAATGGGTGAGGGGGGGCTTAAAAAATTGTTCGGCCACATATATCATGGTGGTTGTCGGTCAGTTAACATAAGTGTAGGTGAAGTAGAAATACTGTGGTCGGCTACTAAGTCTAAGATTAGCATAAGCCACCAAATACGTTGCTTCAATTGCTGGTGCGACGAGTACATGAAAGAACATGCGTGCATACACGAAGATGAAATTTACTACGTGCAAGATGATAGCCACTACTGGCATACAAAAGTGTTCACTAAGGCTAAGGTGCTCAAGATGATGGGCGCACCTGGCCAACTAAACCTATTCATTAAATGATTGACTACGTAGAAGTACTTAGGCAAATAAACGAAGGTCACAATCTTTTCAATTTTGAATACCATGGCCACAGCGCGGACTATAATTTAGGCGGTACCACATGGGCTGTATTCTTTACTTGCACCTACAAAGAGCTTACGATAAGTTACAGGACAGGGTGTTTTGTCTGCTACTGTGACGACTTCAAAAAGAAACGATTTTGCATGTGCCCTGGTAAGTACGATCAATTTAAAAGCAACTGGCCATCACGAACCTTTACCAAGTCTCAGGTACTAAAATCAGTTGGTAAGCCAGGCCAACAATCATTATTTTAAAAACTTCAATCAAATTATTATGGCAGAAAATTCAAAAATAGAATGGTGTGACCACACTAACAACCTTTGGGAAGGTTGCACCAGGGTACACGAAGGCTGTGACAATTGCTATGCTGCAACACCGTCAAAGAGGTACGGCAAAAGCTTATGGGGTAACGACGTGCCTCGTAGGTTCTGCAAAAAGGGGTGGACGATGTTTAATAAGTGGCAACTAGAAGCCGCCGCCGCCGGTACTTACGCCCTGGTGTTTGTAGGCTCGATGATGGACATATTCGAAAAGAGTATGCCGGTCGTAAACAATGACGGTAGCCCCCGGCACGAAATGCCTGATGGTACAATGCTTGAGGAACAAGTAACTACTGATCACCTGCGCAGCTACTTCTTTAACGAGATCGTTCCCAAGTACCCCAACTTGATGTTCTTGTTGTTGACCAAGCGGCCGAGCAACATACATCGCATGGTGCCTATATACTGGTTGGCTGACGGCCCGCCCGCCAACGTGTTTTTCGGCGCCAGTATTGTAAACCAGGAAACGCTAAAGATGGTCAGCCGTCAATTAGCCCACAAGCTCCCGCGCAGCTTCAATACTTTTTGGTCAATTGAGCCCTTACTTAGTGCTGTTGATTTCAGCGAGTACGGCTATCGCTACAAACCCAAATGGGTTATTGTTGGCGGTGAGAGTGGTGACAATTATAGACCGTTCAGCGGGCAATGGGCAAGGGCCGTTCGTGACTGGTGCAAAGAGAATGACATTTCGTTTTTCATGAAGCAGATGGGTGGGCGAAGAAAACCGTTTGCTCCCATACCTCCTGACATCGCAATACGTGAATTCCCTGTGCAATTCAATACTCTATTCACAGATATAAAACCACTCAAGTAATGCTAACTACCTTTAGAAAAACATGGCCATTGGGTGAGCCAACCCACTTTGATGAACTGGTGCCTCCTGGATTGAAGCCCCAAACAATACGCCGTCACCTTCGTGGCCACCGCCAGCGGGTGCCAGGCAAGCCGTTGCACTTTTGGAGCGGTAACCCACGGAATCCTACTAAGCTTCCTTTCGCCCTCGATATGCACCTTGGCTCGTCGGCCTATTGGATGTATGTGAAAGAATCACACATAGTACGTGATGCTGATCTTGACATTGATTCAATGCCCAACTTTCAACAGTTTGAAGATTTTGGCCTGGTGAGCCACAAAGATGCTGTACCAGTACTTTACGCCCTCGAGGAAATAGATGTCAAACCTAGCACATGCGATGTGTGGGTAGGGGGTGTACCGCTGAACGCAAAGGAGATCTTT